ATGCTTTTAACGCTACTATGGAGACAGGTGACCCAGCTTTGTCTAGGTTTGCCATTCAAGGTATGTTTGCTAGGTATCGTTCTGAAGGTGGTGGCTCTGAACCTACATTAGTTCAGGGTGAAAATATGCCAGTTTCAGGTGGGAAGTTTGATAGTGCTGCTGAACTGACTGCAGCAATGCGTGACCCCAGATACGCGAAAGACCCTGCCTACCGTTCAGCAGTGGCACAAAAGTTGTCACGCTCCTCGGTATTTTAATAAACTGTCTCGTTGGATTGAGGGTAGTTTTCCTTTCCCTACCCTCTCTCCTTCTAAGCGCATCTATATTGGTGTTCTTAGAAGGGGAAACCCTACCTCAAGTTATTACTAACAAGAGTAACTCTGACCCCTTGCGAGGGACAATCTGTAGCGAAACGAGTTGGTGATGCTGAGACTTTAACTCAACATTATCTTAAAGGGAGATGATATTATGCCTATTCAGGCTGCATCGAACCCTGCATACACCGTATCGTATCAGGGTCAAAACAATAATACAGGTGACGTTCGTTCCCTGTTTCTAAAGCTGTACGCTGGCGAAGTCCTGACAGCTTTTGAAGAAAAGAAAATCCTTATGGATAAAGTACGTACTCGTACTATTTCTAAAGGAAAGTCTGCATCGTTTCCGATGACAGGCCGTGCAACTGCTGAATACCTCACCCCAGGAAATGAAATTACTGGTGGTCAGATTCGTGCAGGTGAACGCATTGTTTCTATTGATGATTTGCTGATTAGCTCACAGTTTATCGCAAACATTGATGAAGCTATTAACCACTATGATGTTCGTTCTATTTACTCTAAGGAAGCTGGTGCTGCACTAGCTAACGAAGCAGATAGAAACGTAGCTCGTATGCTTGTAAAAGCTGCTCTGTCAACTAATGCAACTCGTGCTGCTGGTCTTATCCAAGACTACTCTTCATTTACTGAAGAAGATTTTACTGATAACGTAATTATTGGTGATAACGCTGCTGATGACCTTGTTGCAACTGATATTGCAAAAGCTATCTTTGATGCTAAGAAAGAGATGGAAAAGAAGAATGTACCTATGGATGGTGCTTGTGTAGTACTTCCACCAGACCAGTACTATGCTCTTCTTGACGTTACTGATGGTAATAAACTGGTATACATGAACCGTGACTTTGGCGGTAATGGTTCTATTGCTGATGCAGTAGTACCTAATATTGCTGGTATGCCTGTGTTTATGTCTAACCATGCTGACGTTAATAACCTATACACCAGCTTGACCACCTCGGCTACTGGTGAAGGTGAAACATCTGATAACGCTCCACTGGCAAATACTGCTGGTTCAGGCCGTGCTACTCACTACAACCTACCTACTGCTAACGTAGATAGCGTTGATATGGTTGCACTTGCCAAGCGTATCCGTGGTTTTGTGTTTACTCCAGATGCAGTTGCTACTGTTAAGCTGCTAGACCTTGGACTTGAATCTGAGTACCAAATCAATCGTCAGGGTACACTGATGGTTGCTAAGTACGCTATGGGTCATAACGTCCTGCGTCCAGCTTCTGCGATTGCTCTTCTTGAGTTCGCCTAAGTAAATTAGGGAGAGGGAGAGGTTTCTAGAGCCTCTCTCTTTTTATTACAATGGAAAAATTAAAAGTTAAAAAGAAGTCTCGTGTAAACGAGGCAGGTAATTATACAAAACCTACAATGCGTAAGCGACTTTTTAACCAAATTAAAGCTGGTACAAAAGGCGGTAATGCTGGTCAATGGTCAGCAAGAAAAGCTCAGTTGCTTGCGGTACGTTATCGAAAAGCAGGTGGGGGCTATACAACATGAGGCCACCCCAGCAAAGTTTAAAGAATTGGACAAAACAAAAATGGCGCACAAAATCTGGAAAGAAATCCTCTGTAACTGGAGAAAGGTACTTGCCTTCTGCAGCCATAGAAAATTTGAGTGCTGCGGAGTATGCGGCAACTACAAGGGCTAAACGAGAAGGTAAGCGTAAAGGCAAACAATTTGTAAAACAACCATTAAAAATTGCAAAAAAGACTGCAAAGTATAGGAAATAATTATGCCAGAAGTAGCAGGTAAAAAATATCCGTACACTCAAAAAGGTGTACAACAGGCAAAAAAAGCTCAAGAGGCTATGAAAAAAAGTAAAGAAGCTAAAGACAAGTCTGCTAGACTAGCTAAGTATAGAAATAAAAAAAGGGGTAAGTAGGTGGCTATAACAGTACGTGGCGAAACATTTGCTGGGTACAACAAGCCTAAACGAACACCAAAGCATCCTAAAAAGTCCCATGCAGTATTAGCTAAAGAAGGTGACAAAATTAGATTAATACGCTTTGGACAGCAGGGGGTTCGTGGGGCTGGTAAGAACCCTAAAACTGCCAAAGATAAAGCACGAAAGAAGAGCTATTATGCTCGTCATAATGCACAAGGTAAACCCACCTCTAAACTTAGCGCAAAATATTGGTCGCACAAAGTTAAGTGGTAGTAGGAGAACACTATGCCAAATCCAACAACCAAGCTTGAAGCTGTAAATATTATGCTTTCGGCAATCGGTGAAGCCCCTGTTACTAAACTTAACTCAGGCTTGGTTGAAGCTGATATTGCTGAAACAATTTTAGAAGCTACAAGTCGTGAAGTTCAAGCCCAAGGGTTTAACTTTAATAAAGAATTAAATGTAATATTCAATCCTGACAGTAACAATGAGATTGTATTACCAACTAACATACTTAGAGCAGACGCTACTAACAGAAAAAATAATAAAGACCTTGTTCAACGTGGCTCTAAAATGTATGACAGAGTAAAAAATACTTACACTATTGACCAAGCAGTATACTTAGATACAGTAGTTATGCTTGAGTTTGCTGATTTACCTGAAGTTGCTAAACGATATATTACACTTAGGTCTGCCCGTATTTTTCTAGACCGTGTAGTAGGTTCTGCAACCCTTCATGGGTTTTCTCAAGATGATGAGAATAGAGCATTATTTGAACTTAGAGATATGGAAGATGAAGCCCAAGATTTTAACATCTTTAATCACTTTGATACTTACAGCATCATTGACCGTATCGGAAGCACAAGGACTATAGACTAATGACACTCGTTAGCACATCCATTCCAAATCTTATCAATGGTGTATCAGAACAGCCCCCTTCAATTAGGTTGGCAACACAGGGAGAAAAGCAAGAGAATGGACTGTCTAGCGTAGTAGATGGTCTAACTAAAAGACCGCCAACAGAACACAAAGGGTTTTTTATAACAGGTCTTTCTGCCCAAGAGCAGACTGACATGGCAAAAGCTTTTGTTCACCCTATTCGTAATTCTGATAATTCATTACATTTCATGGTCATTGAAAAAGATGGCACAATAAATATTTCTGATAGCTCTGGTGTAGCTCAAACTATCACTAATAATGCTGCTAGTTACCTGTCAGGACTAACTAATCCGTCAGAAGAACTAACTGCAACAACAGTTGCTGACTTTACTTTTCTTGTAAATAAAACAAAAGTAGTTCAAAAAGCAGCAACTAAATCACCTGCACGTAATCCTGAAGCA